TTATTTTAAATAAGTTTTTAATCAAATTAAAAAAATTGCGGGTGATTCTTAAAAACAAATCAAAGGGGCTGGTGATGCTGCCAGTGAATTAGTTAAAGCTTTTACACAAATAATTAGTTGGGGTAATACTGTTATATCAACTATTGTTTCAATTGATAAATGGTTTAAAAATCTTAATAAATCATTGGATCAAGTTTTAAATAAAATCCCTGGAATATCTAGTATAAATAAAGCTGTAAACAGTATATTACCTGGTTATGCAACTGGTACGGTGTCAAGTCCGCAAGGTTGGGCAATGGTTGGGGAACATGGACCTGAATTAGCTTATTTACAAAAAGGTACACGAATATATAATGCTAATGAAACAAGATCTATTTTAAACAATAATAGTAGTCAATCTGTTAGCAATTTTATTAACATTTCGATTCCAATGAATAATTTAAAGGATTTAATGACATGGGATGATTTTATAAACAGAATCGGAATTGAAGGTGTAACAAGGGGAGGGGTTTTTTAAATGGGCTGGTATTACAATGTAACAAATAATAGTACACCACCAACCCCAAATGATTATCATTGGTTTGGCTTAAATACATCAAATCAAGAAGCTGCTTTAATATATATTGGTGGAACTTATGGTATTACTAAAATAAGAGTGTTAGTTAATGCCAGGACGTCAAATTGTTTAGCAAGATTGGCATTATGGTTAGGTATTAATGGGTATGTGGTAGCACAAACTGACACTTTTACCATGACTCCTGGAAGTGAATCGGTTGGAGGTCAAGCCTGGCAAGAAATAAGTTTACCAAGTCCGGTACTTGTTTATACTGGTAATTATTATGTTGGTGTTTACCGTAATCCAAGTGGTGGTCATATAGCAGGAACACACACAAGTATTGATAGTTATTTAAAAACTAATACGGCTGGATTTCCATCATTAACAAGTCTAGTAGGGTCGTCATTGGATAGTGATGAAGGTTTACTAGTAGGTGTATTTTTAATATCAGCACCATTGACACCAAGTAATCTTGTGGCAACTAGGAATAGTGATACTAATATTAGCATGACATTTACAAACCCAACCACAGCCGATAATCCTTATGATTCGGTTTTAATTCGTAGATGGGATAATGTTACAAATGGTTGGTATACAATAGCTACAATATCGGGAAGTGCTACAAGTTACACGGACACTACTTGTATAGCTAATAGAAAATATAGATATGCGGTAATTGGCTATAATACATTGGGGTATAGTCCCGATTATGCATATTCGGATTATGTAAACACTACACCAAGCGCACCAAGTAATGTTGTTGCAATTTCTAGTGGTACAAGTGTAGTAATATCATGGGTTGATAATAGTAGCAATGAAAACCATTTTTATATTCAATCTAGTGAATATTCTGGTGGAACTTGGCAAGCGTGGGTTAATGAAATTGAAGTAGCTGCTGGAACCACTTCTTGGACAGATACCACACCACCAAATATAGTTAAATATCGGGTTAAAAGTTTAACTGATGAATACGGTAATTTAAGCAGTTCTTATATTGAATCAAATGAATTGACTATATTACAAGCACCAAGTGCACCAAGTAATTTATCACCTGATAATACTTACTTTGATGCAACAGGAGTCAAAATTTTCACTTGGCAGCATAATCCTTTAGATGGTTCAGTTCAAACTAAATATAGCATTCAGTATAAAGTTGACGGTGGTTCATATCCTGGAACACCGCAAATAAATGAAACACCAAGTAGCAATCAATATCATAGCTTTGATGCCGATACATTTACAAACGGAACTACCTATAAGTACCAGGTGAAAACATGGGGTGCGTATTCGACAGGATCGGCTTGGAGTACAGAAAAAACTTTTTATTGTGCTGCAATTCCAGTCGCAACAATAACAAGTCCGGGTGTTTCTGATTATGCAACAAGTTTATTGACTATGACATGGTCATTTACAGGAACTTCACAAATAGAATTTTTAGCAAAATTATATGATTCAAATGATACTTTGCTGGAAACTCAATCAATTGCCAGTAATGCGGAAACGGTTGATTTTACAACACTATTAACTAATGCTTCAACTTATACCGTGACTTTGCAAGTCAAAGACAATACCGGATTATGGAGTGAGGAGGCTTCTACAGAGTTTAACACGGTTTTTGCAGTTCCGCCAACACCATCATTTGTATTGACTAAAGACGAAACATCCGGAACGGTTAATATTGCCATTACAAATCCAAGCCCTGAAGGTGATGAAGTTGAAGCGGTAAGTAATAATATTTATAGGTCTACTGATGGGATTAATTATTATTTGATCTTGGAAGATGTAATATTAAACACGTCGGTAACCGATTATATACCAATAATTGGGGTTCCGTGTTATTATTTAGTTGAATCGGTTAGCGCAACGCCAACGGTAGCACAGGCTTTAAGTGATAATATTACATTAACTTGTTTAGGGTTATATTTTATCAATGGTGGTGATAACTATTTAACTTATGTTATCTTAAATCAAGAGATAGAGTTAACTGATAAAGTAGATAGGGACACGGTTTTACAAAAATTTGAAGGTAGAAGTTATCCGGTAAAATATCAATCCGATATTTTAAACCAGGAATTAAATTTTAGTTGTGATATTCTTGTTGCTGATTTAAATAATGTTAAAGCAATTGTTCAAAGTTCGGATGATTTATTTTTCCGTGATCATTCTGGCCGGTGGTTCGATTGTGCAATTTTAAATCCAAATTTTACAAAGCAAGAAAATGGAAGGGTTTATAATTTTAAATGTAATATAATACAAATTGAAAAGGAGTGATTTTAAATGGCTGTAAGTGCTTTCTTATATGGAAATTTTATAAAAAATTTATTAGATAAAAAGATTGATTTTAATAGTGATACTATCAAAATGGCGTTATGTACTTCGAGTTATTCTCCCGACCAAGACACCCATGATTTTTTTGATGATATAACAAATGAGGTGTCAAATTCTGGGACAAATTACACATCGGGAGGAAATACGATTGCCAATTGTTCTATTACATATACAGGCGGAACAAATGTTTGTAAGATTGACGGTGATGATGTTACTTTTTCAGCTGTCACTTTAACAGCTAGATATGCGATTATATATGATTCTTCGCCAGGAACAGCTGGAACTAATCCATTAATCGCATATATAGACTTTGGAGCCGATCAGAGTCCTGCTGGTGTTGATTTAATAGTTGCTTTTAATGCTGGTGGTATTGGTACATTTACAGTAGCATAGGGGTGATATAAATGTCAACTATACTTGATAGTTATAGTGAATCTAATTTTACTGCCAGTAGTACAACAAATTATGCTAGCATTACGCCTGAAGGACGTTCGCAAAGTTTTACAGCTGATTATAGTTATAATGTAACTAAAGCACGATTTTATTTGCGAAGAGATGCCGGAGATACAACACAAACTGTTAGAGCCTATTTATATTCACATTCGGGAACGTATGGGACAAGTAGTGTCCCTGGTACATTATTAGCGACATCTGACGCGGTTAATTTGTCCAGTATCGGAACATCTATTAGTTGGATAGAGTTTACTTTTAGTACTCCTTATTTAGTTACACAAGGAACTCATTATGTAATAGCTGTAATGTGTACACAAGGAACGGAGGAACTTGCATTAAGAATTGGTTATGATGGAACTACTTTAGCACATGACGGAAATTATGCTTCTAATGGTTCGGGGAGTTGGTCGGCTTCAACTTCTCGTGAAGTAATATTTGAAGTTTTAGGCGATCCGGCCTCAATTACCGTGAACGTCCCTTTAATTAATGTAAGTTGTGACGCCAAGGCTCCAACTGTAACTTATAATAGGAAAGTTGTTGCTCCTTTAATTAATGTTAGTTGTGAAGCTAAAATCCCAATTATAACTATTAGTACTCCTATAACAATTGATGTCCCATTAATAGTTGTAACTTGTGAAGCACTAATACCAAGGGTTATTATAAACTATTCACATAATTTTATAGTTAGTACTGGAAATTACTTTACTAAAAATAGGATTGAAAAATTTGAATTTGAATTATTAGCATTAAAAAATGAAAGGTATGAAAATGATGGATGGGTGACGGATTATGTAATTAAAAACAGTGGTAATATAAATATTGATTTTACCAGGGATGTAATTGGGACATTTAATTGTAATATCAGAAATAATACAGATATTAATTATTTATCAGATTTAATCCGACCTTGGTATGTACTAAATGATACATATAGATTTCCTTTAGGGACTTATATGTTATCTTCACCAAAAAAGAAATCTGACAGCAAGCTAGTAACAAGACCAATACAAGGATATGACTTGTTACTAGCTTTAGAACAGGATAAAATGATAAATTCATATACAATTGAAGCTGGAACAAATGTAATTACAGCTATAGAAACATTGTTATATATAGTTGGTGCTAACTTATGGGTTAATGCTGATATTACACCATCCGATGAAATATTAGCCACGGATGTAAGTTATGAACTAGGTAAATCAAAATTATTTATTATTAATAGTTTATTGAATATGATAAACTATTATCCACTTTGGGCCGATGGTAAGGGTGTATTTAGGTCTATCCCGTGGACGAATGAATCCAATGTAACATATTCTTTTATAGATGATAATTTATCCATATACACACCAAATATCGATCTAACTTTAGATTATACTAATATGTATAATAGAGTTGTAATTATAAATAACCAATTAGTACAAGATACACAACCTTTATATAAGGTGTGGACCTTTGAAGATGAAAATTTAGAAAGTCATCCCCTTAGTTATTCATCTTTAGGTAGATATATAACAAAGATTTTTCAAAGTGAAGCAGTAAGTCAGGACTATGTCGATTTACGGGCCAGACGAGAACTATTAAAAATGTTGGAAATAGAAGAAAGCGTAAAATATAATCATGCATTTATTTCAAGCAGGGAAAATGACGGATTACCGTGGCAGGGAGATTGTTACAGATTTAAAAACAGTTTATTAGATGTTGATAGTATTTATAAAATAGAAGCCTTTACTTATAATTTAAAAGTTGGTAACCTTGTAAATACTCAAATTAAAAGGATAAGGAGCACTTATTGACATGGATAATTATCTAAGTTTTATATTAAATAAAAAAGAAAGTAATTTTTTCACTGGTATAATTTATGATTTGGATCCATTGCAAGTATTAATTTATCCTGCTGATGATGCAATAAATTGTAAGGCTACTAATGGTTTATTGGGTTTAAGTGTAGGTTCTAATGTTATCCTTATGAAAATTGGCAATCAATTTATAATTACTTCGATAATCGGTAATAGTTTTAATGATAGTATTATTTTAAATAGAAGTAGCACACAAACCATTACCGATACTAACCAAACCAAAATACAATTTAACAATCAAAAAATATTGATTGGTAATCGATTAAGTTTTGATGCTGTTAACTATGGCGTTAAAATCGGTAAAGGTGTAAACTATGTTAATATTAATACTGATTTGTGGATTGAAAGAACGACAGGAAGTTATTCAAGTATTCACATTAAAAAAAATAGTACTCAATTAACTTATGCCATTGCACCCGCTAGATTAACAGGTCAAGAAGGTTGGTTCACTCAACATAGTCAAAGCAAAGTTGCAGTGGTAGAAAATGATTTAATATATGCATATGTTCGGTTTAGTTCTAGTCATGGTTCAGAAAATATTGTGGCTGGTGGCTATGCTGACAGTTGCAACTTATTAGTTGAAGCGATAGGGTAAAAAAAATTAAAGGAGATGAAGAAAGATGGCAAGTGTATATTTAAGTCCATCAACGCAAGAAAATAACAAGGGTATTGGTGATTTTGGGACTGAAGAATACAAAATGAATCAAATAGCTGATTTCACACAAGCTGTACTGGTTCGACACGGGGTAACCGTATATCGTAATAAGCGTGAATGGAATTTAACACAAGTAGTAAATGATAGTAATGCAAAAAAACCAGATATTCATTTTGCAATACATTCTAATGCTGGTGGTGGTCATGGTTGTGAGGTGTTTTGTTATAAATTAGATGGTAGTACAGGGCATAAGATAGCACAATCAATTTATAATAATTTATCTAGCATAACTCCTACAAGTGATAGAGGAATAAAAGCAGGGTATAATTATTATGGTGTAGGAAAACACATGTATGAGATAGCTTATACTAATGCGCCTGCTGTATTGGTTGAAACAGCTTTCCATGATGATATTACAGATGCAAGTTGGATTATGGCAAATATTGAAAGAATAGGTACATTATACGCACAATGTTTATTAATTTGGTTTAATATACAATATGTACCGATAACCCCACCACCCCAACCAATTAAAAATGATAGAGATATTGCAATTGAGAGATTGAAACAAGTAAGTCAATGGTGTAATATGTATATACCATCATTTGACGAAATGGTAAAAAATAATTTAAATGTTTATGGTTTAATTAATAAACTGTGGGAGGGTAATATATGAAAAAATTAGAAAATGAATTATCAACTAGTGAATATACTTTAATTGAGTATAACGATGAATACACGACTAAAGCATGTAATGACTATCAAATTTTAAGTATATACAAACTTTTAACATTGTGTGTTATACATTTTCAAGAAGGTGCTATTAATGATAGTAAAATAAACGGTATCTTTATGGAAGACTTACTTTCTATTTGCCTTCATAGATTGCAATGTTTTCAATTGACTGAATTTAAATGCCCTGAAAATGAAGAAGCTATATTTTGTATATCTAATGCTTTGAAAGCATTAAGGCAAAGAACTATTGATAGACAAAATAGAAATGTATTAGGGAC